AAGCAATCAAGAAACTAAAGTGCGAGGAGAATGTGAATCGTCGCCAGCTAGGTATGCTGTTCTTTGGTAAACTCAGCATCAAAGAAGAGTGTATCGACCCGCGCACAGATATGTGGGTCATGACATTCGAGTTAGATTTTAATCCAGTTATTCTCTGAGAGGTAGGCGTGTATTACATAGGTCCAGTCATCTTGACTCTGATACTCATCTCTCCGCTGGCGCTCCTGGGCGCCCTTGGCTTTCTTATCTTAGACTAATCGAGGAACATGAAGTGGGTAAAGCATCACGACTCCGCGCAGAACAGAAGCGCTTCCGCCTTTCAGACCACGAGCAACTCGCGCAAGCTGAGGGTGAGCTGGTTGTCTCATTCATCTTCGATGGACAAGTTCACAAGCGCACGCATCAATTCAACGCACAGGAGATAGCTCGTCTGAAAGAGATGTGCGTAGAAGCTGGCGATGCCGCTGCTGACCAAGTCCTTTGGCGCCTGGCTGTTCGCAATGCAGGATGGTTCGCAGAGAATGTGCTGGCTGTAGCAGGCAAAGCCTATGTACTCCGTCACCATGTCAATGCCAAGGAAGAAGAACAGAAGATGCAGACTGTGTTCGACACGCCAGCACCGACGTATTCTGATCTACTCAAGGCAGAATCAAAGCTCGCGCCTGAAACTGATTACACTGGAGAATAATCTATGCATTCCCTCCCCAGCAATTCAGCCCTGCCGCCCGAAACAATGGCTGCTCTCGGGCAGAAGCTCAGTCTCCTGGAACAAGCTCTCTTAGCCAAAGATCCGCAGATGCCGAATCACCTGCGCGAGACTCATCGCCTGCTCATCAGCTATCCTGAGTCAGTCCATCTGCTGGAAGATAGCGAGATTAAGACTGTGCTTGCAGCTGCCCAGGAGTACACGCAGGTCAAGATCATTAGCGAGAAGCCGAAAGCTGGCGGTAAGAAGAAGGTTGATGCGAGCGAACTCTAGTAGCACGTCATGGCAACCGCAGCATTCAGTTTCTCTAAGGCGCTAGCAGCCAAAGCAGCACAGCAGCAGCTAGAACTCCAGGCAGCTACACAGCAACGAGCAGAACAGCGGGCGCATTTTGTTGCTCGCTTTTTTGTTTTCTATTGCGAGGCTTGGGACTGGAATGTTCCGCATGGCCAAACTGAGCTAGCTACAAACTTCTTCCCTGAGGAGCTTGGCTTGCCTTGGCTTGGCACGCATCGAGTGGAACCGCTTGCACTCCAGCGCGCCCTGGCCCTGCTGTTTCCCTTTGTCTCGCTGCCTAATATGAACAGGGCTAGCTTCCTCTGCATTCTTGTCAGCGATACCTTCGGGCGCCTGACACGCAGCGAGCAGTTTCTAGTCTTGCAGATTCTTAAGGAGTTCTATCTTGAACGATGACACCTCTGACAAAAGCAATGACGAGCTGATGTCCAGTCTCCTGGCATCTAATCTCTCCCCAGTATCTCCCGGCGAAGCTTCTGGTCTTTCTGCTTCTGCTGCTGCCAGCGTCAAGAAGGTTAACTACTTCCACCTGGTTGGACTCGGTAATCTCAGCAGCTACTCGACGCAGTCTATTCTCCACGACTGCCCGCGTAAGTTCCAGTTGACTAAGCTCCGTGCGGCCCAGCAAGTTGTCATGGAATCGGAGGGCGAAGATGAAGAAGAACTTCCTGGTAATCCAGACTTTGCATTTGGCCATGCAGTCGGCGCTGCTGTGGCTGTATTTGATGAGACCCGAGATATGGACAAGGCATTACTTGCCTGCTTCCTCTCTTGGGATATCGATCTGCTGTATGATCCTGTACAAGCAGCTATCCAGTCCGGCAAAAAAGCCAAGATGAATGGATTCTATCATGCGTTCTGGGCAATCCTCCTGTATCAGCGGTTTGTTGAAGAAGAGACTGATCTGTCGGAATATGAGTTTCTTCAAGCTGAAGCGACGATTGCCGTCGACTTTGAGAATGGACACTTCTACAGTGGGCACATTGACGAGCTTCTACGGCATAAACTCAGCAGGCGTATTCGCGTCAAAGAAAACAAAACTGATGGCGGCATTTCAATTGATCCAGCGAAATACTCGAATTCGGATCAGGCTCTCTCATACAGTGTCGCTGTCTCTGTTCATGGTGCCACGGAATACGAAGTCTTTTATACTATTTACTCGAAGCCTGACCGCCGCTGGATACAGATGAGCTTTGTCAAGTCTCCTCTCGCAGCACTGGAATGGCTGCAAGGGCAGGCGATGATGACAAGCCAGATCGACATGATGGCTGATGCCAACTTCTTCCCGAAGAATGGCCACAGCTGCATGAAGTTCATGCGCCGCTGCCAGTTCTACGAGGAGTGCGATGTAAATCCTGACCGCGTATTCCCTGTGCGCTTCTCTCAGCTGCCTAAAGCAACTGGCTTCGAGACACTGGAGGCAATCGAGCACATCGACTACGCAGTCACCTGGTCTCAGATCGTAGCAAACCAACGCGCTAACGCAGAACCAGTCACCGCAATCACTGAACTCAACGCTCTCAACTCAACTGGAAACGAATATGACTCAGCATCTCCTGCTTTCTGACCTGTGCTATCTCGGCAGTCAGATCAGCTACAATCATCATAGCCCTGCCGCCCTGTCAACTCCGCTGGTTTTCGGCTGGGCAAAGAACGAGACTGCCAGCACTCCTGGCGTTCAAGTCAGCATGACCACGCCGCACCTGCTGAATACCAATCTCGACGCAGTCAAGAAGCTTGAAGCGGAAACGGGAAACAGATATTCCCTTTGCGCCGCAGGATATGTTAGCATCTCGCCACTCTATGCTCTGGTGTTTGGCTTGATCGACGGTGACTCACTGCTACCGCAGGAGTTCGCAATTGAACTAGCTAGTTTCCTCTCAGCAGAACTCAAGATTGCTCTCGACATCCACAGTCCTGCAGCTGTATGCGAACTCAGTACAGAAGCGAAATGGGCAGATGGCTATGCTGCAATCGAATTCAGCCTATCGTTCTCCTGCACCGCTGAGGATTGGACTAAGGCAGAGCACCTCGCTCAGGTTCAGGTTCAGGCCGGCCGGGCCATCTCAGACTATTGGGAGAAGCAGGATAGGGCAGATGCAGTTCTAGCCGTGGCAAAGGAAACCAGCGAACTGTTGTCCCGCTTTGGTACTCCGCCAACTAAACACTAAGCTATCTCAACTCGCACAACTACGAGAACTCTCATGGACCTCAACTCATACGATCAAGTCAAACGCACCAAAGCGCTAATCTACGGGCCACCTAAGTCTGGCAAGACTGCTGTAGTTGGCCAGCTTGCAGCTGCGGGGTTCACCTTGCACTGGTTCGATCTGGAAGCTGGTGTCAAGACTCTGATGAATCCTGCAATCCTGCCTGTGGAGTTTCGCAAAAATGTCAAGCTATTCAACCTGCCGGATCACCGCGCGTACCCAGTTGCAATCGACGCCATACGCGCTCTGTTCAAAGGCGGCCAGAAGAAGTATTGTTATACGCATGGCGTCAACAACTGTCCGGACTGCACTAAGACAGCTGGGCGTCAGTGGTCTGAAGCCATTGATCTTGCGAAGTTTGGAGACAAGGATATACTGGTTATCGACTCCCTTACCCAGCTCAGCAACTCGGCGCTTGCAAAAGTTACTCGCGCGGGCTGGCTTAAAGATGACGAGTACAAGCCCACGTGGGATGATTATCGTGCACAAGGAATGTACGTGGATGAAGTACTCGGTAAGATTCAAGTATCAAACATAAACATCTGCATGATCTCTCACGAGATTGATGTGGAGAAGGACGAGAAAAGGGAGAAGCTCGTTCCGGTTGGTGGCACAAGAAACTTCTCCAAGACAGTTGCCAAGTACTTTGACAGTGTGGTGTATATGCATGTGCTGAACAAGCAGCATCGAGCTATGTCATCTTCTGTTGCCTCACCAACTGTGCTGACTGGCAGTCGAGACAGTTATCAATTAGACGAGAAGAAAGGAAGTGAACTATCGCTAGCGCCTATCTTTGGCGCCCTATTGACACAGACAGCAGCACCTGTTACTATATCTCCTGCTCCGGCAAAGTGACAGAAACTCAACCGCAACCGCACATACTCAAGCAAAGGAATAACAGATCATGGCAACCAAGCCAATCAAGACTAACTACGCACGGATGCAGGCAACTACTGCCCCTACTCAGCCAGACAATCCTCTCAATCTGCAGATCAACGGCACCCACTACAAGGGCATGACAATCCAGCCGATCGAGTTCGCAATGGCTAATGGACTCGACGCCTGCCAGCATACGATCGTCAAGTATGTCACTCGATTCCGCGAGAAGAATGGCATCGACGATCTGCTCAAGGCCCGTCACGTCATCGACATTCTGATCGAGATGGAAACCAACGGTGTGACTGACGCTCTGCGTACACGCCTCTCCGCCCTGACCGAATAGTGCGCTAAGCAGCCGCACTTTAATCTGCTGCCAACTTGTCTTAACTTATCTACTTTATCTGGACTCATCATGGCTTCAATGGATAACCTGAATCAATTCTCTGACCTCGACGCACTGCTGAATGCAGTCATGGAAGACCTGGACGATCTGCCCCCGATGGGTGTGCCGCCGTCTGGTCACTACAATCTGCAAGTCTCCTACTCGCTCGATACGATCGGCGACGAGAACAAGCAAGTCATCAAGGCTGAGTACGAAGTTCTCGCAATCAACGAACTCAAGGACGAACAAGACCGTGCTGAGGTTGCTATCGGCCAGAAGTTCACCGAGTACACACACGTAACGAAGAAGGATGGCAAGCCAAACTCGTTCGGCATCGGCAAGCTCAAGCAGCGCCTGGCTCCGTTCGTCGAACCCAGCGGCCAGAAGCAGATCGCTTCGATCATCGAGTGGACCAAGGACATCGTGGTCGCTGCAACTGTCAAGCGCACAGTGAATAAGAAGAACGAAGATCAGTTCAACATGGACCTGAAGGACGTGGTCGTTCTGTAAGCAGCACAAGCTGAACGGATAGATACGTCAAGCGCCTCAGGAGTTAATCGCTCTTGGGGCGTTTTTGTTTCTACCGCGCACAGCGTAACCAGCACAAGGAGAACCTCGTGGCCTTCCCTCTCACAGCCAAGCCAGATCATGGCAATCCGTGGAATCTTACTCCACGTCAGGAGCAGGTACTGCTAGTCTATTCGCGCACTGGACTTTATAAGGCAACAGCAGAAACTCTCGGCACGCAATACTGCACAGTCAACAGCCAGCTCCGCGACATCAGGAAGAAGATGAAATGCAGTACCATCACGATTTGCGCTGTCAGGTATTCCCTCTGGCGCCATGAGCAGTTGACAGGAGTACATGATCTCAAGGAGAGACTAGCAACAGCTCTGTTCCAGCTTGAGCTAGCGCGGAAGGATCTAGACTTCGCACAGCGTCAAGTACATCAACAACTAAGAGCAGCAGCATGACACACCCACTACTGGCTCCAGGCGGATTTAGTCCTGTAGAAGTTAAGTGCCTTAATGACGCGTGGGAAAACGCAATTCGATCGTATGGAATAATCAATGCGTGCGAGTGGTTTGGGTGGAGTCGCGACTCTGACATTGTAGGTGAGACGCTTATTCACTTCATCAAAATAGCAGACACAGATAAGAAAACTAAGGAAAACAAGCTATGATAATCGGTTACTTCGGCATTCAGTCTCCCCACCCTCAAGGCCGTCACGATCGCAGCTATCTTCCTCGCCTGAGCGAACTCGTCGGAGCCCACTCAATCAAGCTACGTCTATCTGAAGGTCGCGAGGGTGAGGAGTTCTATTTCGCTGCGTTCGCCAACATGGTTCGCACAGGCAAGCTGGACTGCTGTATCGTCAGTGATCCTGCAGTACTAAATACGCTCGTCAAATCCCTGCCGGACTTTCACCCCAGCTTTCACAAAACTGGCAAGGAGAAGTCGCTCAGCCTGAACGATTACCACGGCAGCTTGATAACCATCAGCGGCACGAAGACCGGAAACTACAAGGACGTTGAGGTTCTATTCCTCAATCCGCTGGAACACCTTCGCACCGTAACAGAGGCACCTTATGTCTTTAAGCGCTTTATCTCGAAGCTCACTAATCCTGCCAAGTGGTTTCCGCAGACTAGATTCACTTGGGAACTGGCAACTCCCGAGAGCATTGAAGCAGTCTATCGCCGCTTTGGAGAAGCCACTCTCATATCAGCGGACGTTGAAACTGCAGAAGGAAATATACATCGGTCTATCAATTGCGCCGGATACTGTGCGCTATTTGCGGACGGAACCACGCATTCAGTTGTTATACCTACACTCGAACTTTGGGGCATACAGTGGATGGCGCGCTTTAATGCACTATCTGCTCCCAAGATACTTCAAAATGGCCTCTACGATAATGTTTATTACATGCGATGGAATGCGCCTGTTACGAACTGGCTCTACGATACCAATATCCTGTTCCACTGCTGGCTAGCAGAACTGCCCAAGCGGCTCGACTTCATTACTGCCTTTGCGATTCGAGAGATTCGATTCTGGAAGGACGATGGCAAGTCTGGCGGCAGCCACGCCTACTACGAATACAATGCCAAGGACTGCTGGGCCACCATGATGGCGTGGCTTAGCATGATTAACGAGGCGCCGCAGTGGGCTATCGAGAACTACAAGCTTGAGTTCCCTCTCGTCTTTCCTTGTCTGCATTGCGAGCTGGATGGCATAGCCGTAGATGAAGCGGAGTTTAAGCTGAGCAAGGCCGAGATAGAAGCAGAACTAAAGAAGCACGAGGACAAGCTCACCAGCTGGATTCATCCGAAGTTCAATCCTGGCTCGCCTGTGCAAGTCAAGAATCTGCTATTTAACCTCGGCTATCGGGATCGCGACGGTGGTCTGCCAGATTCTTCAGACGACAAGACTCTTACGGCCGCGGGCGCCATGAGTCCATTCAACGCTCTTATCTGTGAGGAGATTCAAAGTGTCAGAGAGTATCGGAAGCTTCTATCCACATATCTCGTCTGGGAAAAGTTCTGGGATGAACGACTTCACTACAAGCTCAATCCAGCTGGTACTGACACCGGAAGATTGGCAAGCACTGAAAGCTCTTTCTGGTGCGGGCTGCAAATTCAAAATATGCCACGAGGGAAAGAAGTTAAGCGCTTCCTCCGTGCTGATCGAGGATACCTACTCGGAGAGAACGACTTCGCCCAATCTGAAGCAAGATGCGTTGGTTATATCTCAGGCTGTCACACTCTTATCGAGCTGGTGGAAGGTCCACATGACTATCATAGCTGGAACGCCCAGTCATTCTTTGGTGTACCCTATGAGCAAATATATGACGAAGCAACGGGCAAGACTCTTAACAAGTCCCTTCGTGATCTTAGCAAACGGACCAACCATGGGGCTAATTACAACATGGGCGCCCAGGTAATGCTTGAGACAATGGGACCGAAGAAGGTTCTGGAAGCCAAGCGGGTACTGAAGCTGCCAGAGAAGATGGGCGCCCTGCAAGTCTGTCAGTTCCTTCTCGAAGCATATGCTCGCACTTACCCTGAGGTGAAGGTGGATTACCAGGAGTGGATCAAGCGCACCGTGGCTATCACACATAAACTAACCTCACCGCTAGGCTGGACTCGTTATACCTTCCTTGATCCGAAAGCAAACAAGCAAGCACTGAACTCGCTAGTTGCTCACGTACCGCAGAATCTCAGCGTCAGCATTATCAATCCCTGCTTCTATGACATCTGGAGACGCTGCGTATATGGTGATTTCCGTGGCGTGGTGCGCCCGAAGGCTCAAATCCACGACAGTATATTGTACGCTTATGCCGAGGGGCGCCCTGAGTTGCCAGAAGCGGTCCGCCAGATGATGGTGCGATCAATTCCTGTGACAGATATTAAGGGTGTTACTCGCACAATGACCATTCCGCCTGACATATCAGCAGGCAAGACACACTGGAGTATGTTGAAATGACTCTACCGAAGCAACAGGGAAGCAAGCGCCGCTTCTTCTCCTACAAGCCACATATCTGGCGCTCTCCTATCACCGAGCCCTGGGCGCCACGACTCTATTTCTGCACCTTTGGTTATGGCACAGGGAAGGGCAGCACAGCATTAGAAGCTTATATAGCAGCGACCTCCTGGGATAACCGAACGACTAAGAAGTCAACAAAATCTGCAGCGTAAGCTGCTACTCCTATGAGCACTTCACCATCAATCAATACTAGCGCTCCGTCCCTCTTTGACATCTATCTCGAATATGTCAAGGATACGGAGCCGCCGGTTATCTTCCACCGCTGGGCGCTTATCAGTTGTGTCTCGGCTATTCTTGGTAGGCAAACCTGGTTGCCCTTCGGTGCGTTCCGTGTCTTTCCTAACCAGTACATCATGATTATGGGCGAGGCCGGCAGTCGTAAGTCAACCGCGATCAAGATTGCTGCTAAGCTAATCACAAAGGCAGGATATGAGAAGTTCGCTGGAGATAAGACACGGAAGGAAAAGTTTCTAGAGGACTTGGAAGGTCTTGGTGACTCTTTTGAAGCAGGCGGTAATCCTAACGAAGTCAAGAGCAACGCAAGCATGATGGAGATGCTGATGGGTCCAGGTAACGCTGACCCCAAAGAAGTCTTTATCTGCGCAGACGAATTCAATGACTTTATGCCCTGCGGTGATCTGGAGTTTCACTCGCTCCTTGGCAAGCTCTGGGACTGGGATGAGGAAGAACGCAGCTACACCTACCGGCTCAAGAACTCCAAGAGCGTCTCTATCTTCCAGCCTACGATTAATATTCTTGGTGGTAATACCCACGCCAACTTCACTGAGATGTTTCCACCGCAGGCTCTCGGACAAGGGTTCATTTCTCGCCTGGTTCTGATTTTCTCCGAGCCGTCCGGCCGAAAGATTGCACGTCCTAAGCCGCCATCACCAGAATTGGAGCGCCATCTAGTTAATCAGATTCAACAAGTGCGACATAGAGTTACCGGGCCAATGTCGCTTACGCCCAAAGCTGAGCAGATCCTGGACTACCTTTACAACTCTTATGAAGGTCTCACTGACATCCGTTTTGCTAGCTACACTACACGCCGCTACACTCACCTGCTTAAGCTGTGTCTTGTGTGCTCAGCTATGCGGCTGTCTACAGTTATTGACCAGGAAGATGTTATCCTGGCTAACACGATACTTAGCTATGCGGAACACTTCATGCCGCGTGCGCTAGGAGAGTTCGGCAAGGCAAAGAACTCAGACACACAACAGAAGATACTCGATATGCTGCTGAAGTCCACGCGGCCCATCGATATCCAGGACATATGGAAGCAGGTCACTAATGATCTGGAGCGCCTCGAAGATTTGAATCGGCTGCTGCAAGGATTGCAGACAGCAGGCAAGATCACGTATATTAACGGGAAAGGAAACGCAACATTCCAAGGATACGTAGCAACTCGCAAGGTTCTCTCAGCCAAACAACTTTACGTCAACTTTGATTTACTCGCGGAGTATCAACATGCTAA